GATTTATCAGATAGTGAAAATACAGAACAAATAGCCTTTTACAAGCAGTCTGAGACAACGTATGAAGATTATGTTACGCAAACCATTAACCGTGTGCAAATACGTCAAGAAGAGGGAGATATCGGTGCATTGTATCCCAATGATACAGGAGGGAGCAATACATATGTGGTAGAAGGAAATTTTCTGGTTTACGGGAAATCAGCAGCTGATTTGGCAACAATCGCATCATCCGTCTATGATCAGATTTCAGGGATTTCTTACCGGCCATGTAAGATTGTGACGGCCGGACTGCCTTGGGTCGAAGTTGGAGACGGTTTGGTATGCTATACATCTGATGATGTGATTGAGACTTATTGCTTTAAACGTACAATATCTGGGATACAGGGCATGATGGACACGTTTGAAGCGACCGGTAGCAGTGACTATGAGGAAAATTTCGATATTCAGAGTCAGATAACTCAGCTTGAGGGCAAAGCGGCTGTCATCAAGAAGAATGTTGAGGAAGTATCAGTTCGTGTTACAGACCTCAAGAACTACACAGAAGCCCAGTTTAAGGTGACGGCAGAAGCCATCAAGGCGGAAGTTACCCGTGCCAAGAATGAGGAAGAAAAACTTTCTTCAAGGATAACACAGACATCGGAAGCGATTACGTTGGAGGTTTCTCGTGCTACGAAGGCAGAGGAAGCGTTGTCAACGAAGATCACTCAAACGGCGGATGCAATTACGCTTGAGGTTAATAAAAAAGTTTCAAAAGGTCAAGTAACCGAAAATCTTAACTCGGAGCTGAAGATCACCGGGAATAAGATTGAGATGACGACAGGACATTTTGTCATCAACTCGAAGAACCTTAAAGTGACAGAACAGGGAGATCTCGAAGCATCCGGGAAAATCACAGCCCAGTCTGGAAGAATCGGAAACTGGACCATAGATGGTAACGGCCTTGTTGGTGATGACGGAGCAAATCGAAGCGCAACTATTGTTGGTGGACACATAGAAGGCGCAACTATGGATGTTGCAGATGGAATTTTGACTGTGGAAGATGGATACGGAAATTCATCCGCTATCGTCAGAATTGGTGATTTTGTTTGTTCTGACGAGTACGGCAGAAGTATTTTGCAATCATCAGATGAGATGACAGGAATATCGGGAGCGCCATCAAAATCAAATGGACTGTATCTCTGGGCGGGATATAAAGGGAAGAGTGATTATGCCTTTGTAGTAAATAACAGTAAAGAAACGCATGTCAGAGGATCATTACATATTAGTGGAAACATGTATTTAAACGGAGTAAATATTTCTGGAGGGCCATCAAGTATCTCTGGTAGTGTTTCTTCGTTAAAGGTAGGATACGACCTCGATGGCTCATGGGGATCAGATTGGCTTGAAATCTATCCCAAAAACAAGCCGAATATCAATGATTATCCAGATTATGAAGGAATGGATTATCTATATGTATACCTTGAAAGGCATTATAAGAGTTAAGGAGAATATGGGAAATGGAAGAAAAGAGAACACTTGAATATGATTATGAGCTCATGAAACGTGCTGGGGCGCTCCTTAATTCGATCACAGTTAAAGGAGTAGAAAATATTCGTGCGCTTGCTGAACTTGCAAATATTTTGGACTCAGGACATTTTGTTGAAGAGAATGATGAGGCAATCATAAAACATAAAAAAGGTGGTCCAGATGATGGACCAAGGAAGAAAGAGGGTGAATCCTGATGGCGTACCAATCTTTCTATAACATCACGGATTGGCAGAATCTTCCGGCACAGAAGACTGCTTTAAACAGGACAAATCTTTTGCACCTTGAAAATGGTGTTAAAGAAGCTGATAACAGAATCGTGCAGCTGGACGCTTTAAAGTTGTCCATGGAGATCGCCAATACACTTGTAAAATCCGTAAATGTAGATAAAAAAACAGGTGTTATTACGGTTACAAAACTGAATGGTGCTATCGAAACGTATGATTTAGACATTGAGCGTGTTGTTACTAACTTTGACGTGACAGATGAAGGTATCATTATTCTGACATTGGCTGATGGCACTGAAAAGCAGGTTGATATTGGAAAATTCATCAATACCTTCAAAAGTTCGGCCACAGTTGCTTTTAGCATGACCGATCGTGAAGTAACAGCCACTATCATAGATGGTTCAGTGACGATGAATAAGCTGGATCCAGCCATTCAATCAGAATTTCGGCAGTACATGCTCGATGCGCAGAATGCCAGAGATGCAGCATTGCAGTATCAGAAATTTGCTAAACGATATACCATTGGTGACGCTGAATTTGATGGCAGTGATATCGATAATGCAAAATATTACTATGAAGGTACAAAACAGGCTGCGGAGACCACGGTAACTAATGCAAAATCAGCGGCGCAGGATGCAGAAACGGCAACATCACAGGCAACGATTGCGACTCAAAAAGCAACCAATGCAGCGGCGTCAGCCAATAGTGCTTCAGCGGATGCCAAGACAGCCTCAGAGAAATCGGAAGTGGCAACATCGCAGGCGGCGATTGCGACAAAGAAAGCACAAGAGGCAGCGAACAGTGAACAGGTTGTGATGGCGAAGGCTGAAAATGCATCTAGTAGCGCAGCTGATTCAAAACGATATGCTGTTGGAGGCGTTGCAGATGGAGACGCTGAAGATAACTCAAAATATTATTGTCAGCAAGCCAAAAACTACGCTAAATTAGCTCAAGAAGTTACAGATATTATATATCCAGATGTTTTCGTAAACATCGATACTGGTCATCTTGTCGCTACTGGAGGCAATAATTTTTCGGTCTCGCTTGATGATACAGGTCATTTAATTTCCGCAATCGGAAGTGGAGGTGGATGATGTGATTGAATGCAACGTGGAAACGAACACTGCAGTTATAACGGAATTGTACCAGTATGATTATGGTCAAAAAATAATATTTACAGGATCTGAAATACAGGATGGAACTGAAATCCACTTTTTTCAGGGTGAATATGGCTGCAAAGGTACAATAATCAATCAAGTGGCTGACATACCGGATTATTTATTATCTCATGATAAAACAGTGCTCGCCTATTTATATTTAACAAACATAGAACAAGGGAAAACGATAAAAAAGATAACCATTTTAATAATGCCTAGAGAAAAACCACCAGATTATGTAGATCCGACAAAGCCGGCTGATTACTCTAGGCTACTTCCGATAGGTGGTGAGATCGGAGATCTTTTAATAGTTACTGAAGATGGATATGCCTGGAAGGATCTGGACGGCGAGTTTGCATCTGCAGAACAACTTCAAAAAGTTTCTGAAAGTATTCCCATGCCTATGACTGTACAAGATATTTTGGAAATATGTAGAATGTAAAGGAGATTATATAATATGGCAGATACGCAAAAATTTTTGGACAACCTTAATGGTTTACCAGCATTATGGCAACAAATTGTAAGTAACTTTGCGAAGAAAACAGATATGCCGACAAAAACGAGCCAACTGTCAAATGATTCTGGTTATTTGACAAAGCATCAAGATGTCTCTGGAAAGTTAGATAAAACTGGCGATGCGAGCAATACAACGACGAAGTTTACGCAGGCAGCAACCAGGGCTAATCTTTCAAGTGGTGAGAAGGTGTCGGTGTCATTAGGCAAAATTATGAAATATTTTGCTGATTTAAAGACTGTGGCATTTTCTGGCAGTTATGCAGATCTTTCCAATAAGCCGAATATTCCGGGATCAGTTGCCGACCTTGCGGATGGAGCAGACTACGCAAAAAAATCAGAAATACCGACAGATAATGCTGATCTTGCGAATGGTGCTGGTTATCAGACTGCAACACAGGTAAATACGGCAATCGCTGGAAAAGGTTATCAGACTGCAGCTCAAGTTAAGAGCACAGTTGAAGGATATGGTTATCAGACTGCATCGCAAGTAGAGTCAAAAATCACTGGAAAGGGTTATCAGACTGCATCACAGGTTGATTCAAAAATCTCTACTGCAATTGCATCAGCTGTTACATATCAGGGCAATGCGGCAACAGCGGCAGACCTTCCTGCATCCCCTAAAAAAGGATGGATGTATAATATTGTCGCAGCATCCAACTACGGTCCTGCCGGCACAAATGTTATTTGGAACGGTACAGAGTGGGACCCACAGTCTGGTACATTTTCAATCAACGCAATGACGGCTGACGAAGTAGCTGCTATTT